TTTCCCCAAAGTCTGGCGCTTTCTTTTTGGCAGGCTTTCCCAGGCATCAATCAATGCCTGCTCATCCTGCTCGATTTCAGTTCCCTGAATTTGTAACTGCTGAGGCATCCTGCTCGGCCTTCTTTTTAGCCAGAAATTTTTCAATGCTCGGCTTTAAAAAATGTGCTAATGCACGCGGGTCAACGCGTAACTCCTGACCCGGCTGCAAATTGGTTTCAACACGCATGGCTTTTTTAACGGGCTTTGACATCACTGATCTCAAATAAACGGTGATATAACTCCATTAACACCTTGATGGAATCGTTCATATTTAAACGGATCTCTTTTAATTCATTGCCTGTAATTTTGTTATCTTCGAGAGCTAGTCTGATTGACTGAGAGGTTTTACCAATGGCGGCATGAAGCTCGGCATATTTATCCAACAATTCAACATCACTTACAAAAGTGAAGTCATCGAGGCGAACAAAACAACCGCCTAGTATCCTTGCCTCAATCTCGATGATACGGCGGTCATTAGTCGCATGTTGAATGGCAACAGCCTCATCGACGGTTAAATGATGCGTCTCAACATCGGCATTCACCTTGTTGCTCAACGTGCCTGAATTCATACCCACAAGTTTGGCAAGGCTCCGAGAGCCACCAGGATGGTCGTGAACAACGGCATACTTCGCGTCATCCAGATCTGACAAATGATGATTTTTGTGCATGTGAACACCAGTCCTTTGTTTACATTGTTGTAACAATAAGGTTCTGGTAATTTGACTCACGCAATAGCAAAATCATGCGCGAGGCAAAAGGTGAATGAGAAAGCCAGAAACCTCAACCCGGTTAGCGGGTACGCCAATACCCGCTAACCACTTAATTAGTTTTTATGCCGTGTTCGTATTCGCATTGGTCTTATCCACCTTATCGGTGACCATCTTGCGGATCATACTGGCCGCAGAGCGCCCGTCTTCCTCGGCAATCATTTCAAATTCAACACAAATATCAGGCTCAGCTGTTGTATATAAACGACCGCTGTGTTGTTCGATTCTTTCCTTTTTGCTTAATACTTTCTTGTCCATGCCTATCTCATTTCTGTTAATATTGCGCTTTGTGCGGCTACTTGCGGTAGATTGCCGCTTGTTGATAATAACTATATTGCCAAATATGGCAACGGTCAATACATGATTGCCACTTCTGATAATTGTAATTTTCTATCGAACATCGAGTTTCTATTGGGAAAGCAAGACAAACACCCATGGGGAAAGCAAATAGGCCTGTCAACAGGCACTGTCAGCCGAATGTTTCAGGGTAAGATTCCAGGGCACGAAGTACTCAATGCAATCAGTAAATATGAAAATGCGTCCATCACCTGGATGGTCACCGGCGAAACCTCGCCCTATTTGATCACCACCTTAATCGATGATGAAGAACTGGCAGAGCACCTAAACGAACTGTTAGATCAAGACTGGAAAATAAGCATACTCAACGGCAAGACCAAACAAAGTGTCATCGTGCTGAGCAAGCCCGCTCAATATCAAATCAACAATAAAATCATCGACTACACCGCCATTGAGGTTATGAGCGGGCCACTTGGCAAGCTAACCTACAATAAATTGTTAGATGTAGAAAAGGTTTGCGTCTTAGAAGATATAGACGAGGTGACATTAACCCGAATCATCCGCGGGCAGGTCGGAACAAGAGGCATTTTAGAATTAATCAATAACACAAACTGCCTGTACAAAATAATAGAACGACGGGCAACTGAACGCGTTTCAGAGAATGTAATGAGCTACCAGACACTGGATGAAAAACATTTCATCGAAAAATTCAGAGCACTAAAAGATGACGACCAAAAAACCATCATCAACTTGATGGATTCGCTTTTAAATAAATAAGTCACGGGTGAATTATGAAAAAAGGAATCATTTCATTACTAACGGCCACACTCATTACTGCCTGCGCGGGTTCGCCAATGCGCATCAGCTTTATGAGTGACCAGGAAATCAAAGCCGAACGATCAGGCAACCTGTGCAATGCTTATGCCCTCAACCGCTCTGATCGAGTGCGGGCCGAACTTATTCGGCGCAATGAAATAACCGATGAAGAATGGAAAGTCATCGACAATAAAAAAATAAGAATCGGCATCAGTGAACTGGCATTAGTCTGCTCATGGGGCGCACCCACCCGAATTAACAACCAGGCCAGCAGGCACGGCTCAAGCAAACAATACGTTTACCGGCAAGGCTACTCAGGCCGGGGCCAGTTTGTTTATATTCGACAAGGCAAAGTCAGCAGCTGGCAGGGTTAAGTTTTTTAAGCACCAACCCTCACCATATAATCCCCGTAATTTTCCTCAACAGGTGAAAAAGTGAGTTTAGTAATGCCCGGCATATTAAAGCTGATGTTGTTAGGATTAACATAAGTATGATTGTTAAACAGTTGATCGGCTGTTATCTCGCCGTCATATTCAAAGTTGAAATATTTAACTAAGCGGACAACTGGTGGCGGCGGTGGTACCGCGTCTGGACCAGGCACAGCAACTGGTACAGAAACCGATACGCCAGGCAAAAAGTCAGCCTCAACACCAGAAACACCTAACATTTCCATCTCTTGATTCGTTAAATTAACAATAAGATAGCAATAATGAATCATTAAATAATTCTCCTGTACTTAATAGTATACGAACCAGTAGTGCTTCCATTATATAATTGTACTTTAGGGCTATCAGCTCCCCCGTTTACGTCACTATGAATAGATGAGTTACTGCTAGCCACAGAAGTATAAATCATTGGCAAAAAAGCATACGAATTCAAGGGGACGTATAAAAAAATTCCCGCTGTAAGCGTACCTGAATGCGTCACTGTTGTTGTATTTTTAGTGGCAAGTTCACCTGCATTAGAGATCGTAGACATTAGTTGAGTGCCGGTATGGTTTGCCCTGGCAATAACACTGGTCCGCTGCCAGCCATCTAACAAATCCGCATCCAGCCCCGAGCCAGCGCCATCCACGCCTAATAATAACGCCAGTATTTCAGCGGCACTCTGATCAGCCGTGGCATTATTTTCAATGCCGTTTAATTTAGATTTATCACTGCTACTCATAAAGCCAGCCAGCAATGTCGTGGCCACCGCGTGCAATGACCCACCCGCTCTGGCACCGTGCGAGCTATCACCAAACCGTGCCGCCGGTAATGATCCCGCGTTTAAATTATTCGCATTACGGTAAAAGGCTTCGGTCTGGCCATTTAACTGGTCTGAGTTGCGCACCTTAATTTCATACAGCGTGGCCAGTGCATCCCAGCCCGTGCCGTTCCAGTTTTCAAAGTTTTTATTCGTGGCATTCCAGCGTTTAGCGTTAACCGGCAAACTCACCAGGCTCGCCACGCCGTCCAGCATTTTTAATGTTGACTGGTTGTTTTCAACAATAGACGCCAGCAAAGCTGCGAAAGGATCACCTGCTATGGGTTTACTAAAATCAGCCATTTAAAAGCCCTCGATTGCAATTGAAAAATCACCACTCACGCGCACACCGTTTTCATCAAACAATAAAACTTTGCAGTCAGTGGGGTATGGTTCATCTAAAAAATCATAAATGCCGATAACCGGTGTGGTGCCTTTGGGTGTCACACTAATCGACTGCACATCCACAAAGCTTTTAGTAAAGGTGTAAACCGTGCCGCCCACATCGGTTGAAACCGCCGTGCCGGATCCGGCTTCGGTTTTTTGTTTTACCGCCAGTTTGAGTTTTATGTTGTTAACCTGCAGCTGGTCATCACCACCGGTGGCGGCAAAATCGAGCCTGAATTTTGCATAACGGAAGTCCAGCGCATATTGCTGCCAGTTGCCCGGGTAATCGGTCCAGGCATCACCAATCAGTTTTTTAACCGATATGGTTGGGGTAATGCTCACCTCACCATCAATTAACGTGCTGTCTAATAACAAGGTAATTAACGTGCCGCTTAAGTTGGTGCCGTAATCAAAATCCTGCTCAATAAAGGCGGTGTTAACCGATGGCTCCATGTAAAACGGAAAGCCGGCATTAATCTGGTCCTGCGGTGAGCTCCAGCCATTGTTAACAAAATGTTCCGTCCAGGTCTCCGTGGTATTCACCGGCAAAATCAAATTGCCGTTTTGCATTTGAAAAACATTGCTCAGCGTGCCGGAATAATCAGATACCCATTCTTTGTGCAAAATAAAGTCTGGCGGTTCATCCACGTTTTCAAGCACAGAGCTTTCCGTGCCATAGTTGCCGGCCGAGTCTATCGGCACCATCCAGTAACGGTACTGACCGCTCTGGTTTTCAAAATGGCTGGCAAACGTCCCGTTTAATAACCCCAGCACCTCAGCACTGGCAAATACCGCTCCCCGGCGTAATTCATAAGCCACAATCGGCAACGTGCCCGGGCTGGCCGCCCAGCGAAACAGCACATTATTATCAATCACCTCGGCCTGCAGGCTGTCCAGCACGCCGGGGCTAATCAACACCTGCTGAGAGCCGGGCGCACCCACATTGCCAGCTACATCAATCGGTTCAACCCAAAACGTGCGCGCACCCAGCCACTCGGCTTTAAGCGTGGTGCTTAACGCATCCAGGGTATCAAAGTGCACCGCGCTGGCGAAAACATCACCGTAATAAATTTTGTATTCACTGATCGCAAAGTCACCGACCGATGTTAACCAGTTCAAGACCACGTTTTCACCAATAAACGCATTGTTAACCAGCGGCTGGCTCGGTGCACTAATGGTCAGGCTGTCCACCGCCGCATTCACCGACAGTGTGCGGGTGTTGGTATCACGCGCCCGGATCATAAAGTGATACACATCAGCCATCACCACCGGCACAGAGTGAGTGGTGCCCAGCAAACGCGTCACGGTTTGTGCGGTTTCCCAGTCGGCCGTCGTGGGCACAGTGCCACCTGTTTTTAAGCGGATCTCATAATCATACAAATGTGCATCAAGCACATCGTCCCAGCTCAGCTCCACACCAAAATCAACCCGTTCAGCTGTAAAATTGGTTACATCTGAGATAGGGATATCAGCACCCACAATGCTGTAAGTGGTTGAAGCCTTGCCACCAATGTTAGGAATGCCGTTTGAATCAAGCAGGGTAACCTCAATGTCAACATTACCTATCGGCACGGGCCAGGGAAACTGAGAAGATCTATCCGTGGTATTGTCCACAACCTTTAGCGCTTCACCACTGGGGGCTGCGCGTACAATCGCGCCACTGTAATCACCTCTTACCTCCCAATTTAAAGCCAGCACCACCGCAAAACCCGCACCGGATTTAATCAACGTGTCTTTAATATTAAGATCAGACACCACGGGTGCATTGCTGGCATTATTAACCACGGTGTGCAAATAACCATCATACTCAGCTCCATAATAAGCCGTCTTATCATCAGTCAGCGTTATTCGCAGTGAGTGCATGCCGGTTGGCTTTATGTCCAGCACCTTGGCTCGCTTGCCTGGGGAAGCATCAGCACCAAAAAACCAGATATAATCAACAGCACCATCCGAATCAGTATCATCATCCGGTGCATAGAGCCGCGCCTCACCCGTGCAAAGCCAGGTCACGCCACCATCAACCACCGTGCCACCTAATACGGCTGGCCAGGCGGGTTCAATGGCGCCTGTGCTGGCGGTGTTTTGCGCTTCATAATAAAAGCCATCAAACACCGTCGGCTCAACTTCATCAGCGGAAGTCATGGCGGTGCTGGCTGTCCATTTTGCTTTAACCAGCGGGTTAGTTAAGGCGATGACACTGGCCTCACCCAATTGTGCCACCACGTCATAAATATCGTAATCACCGTTAGGGTATCGAATGCCAATATAGTGTTGATAACCGGCTTGAAAAGTCACGTTACGGTCAAGCGTCATCACCGTGTTACTACCGGCGAGTAAACGACCCGAGGTATCCCATCTGGTTAAATCATGGCTCAGTTGCACCACGTCACCACGCTGAACCACAGCGCCCTCAAGGTCGGTATCAAACTCAGTTTGACGGCGGCGGTGTGCAAACGCCGCGGTAATTAAATTAGCCTCACGCCCCGCCTGCACCGCTGAAGTGCAGCCCGATAAGGTCACCGTGTATTCACCGCCATCACCAGAACCACCGGACACGGCCACGCGCACTGAGTCCTGTTTGTAATTCAAGTCCGGGTTTATAAACTTCACCACCACCCAGTCCGGCAGCGGGCCGGTGTTGTAATTCACCTTAAAGCTATTGCGACGAATATTGCTCATGCCAAAAATAGCCGTTACTGGCAAGCTGGGTGCATCCCAAATCACACCCAAAATGCCATTAGACCAGGTCACAGCGCCGCGACCACAGCGAGCAACCGTGTTGAGCATTTGCAGGCAGTTCATTTGCTGGTCAATGATTAAATTACACTCAAGGCCAGAAGCAGTGCACCAGGCGGCAAAAGCTTTAAGTGATTCAATGTCTATCTTTGAATCAGGCAACCCGGCACCGGCCACCAAATCACCATTAATACGAATACCGCGCGCCAGCTGCAGCAGCTGAAAGCCGGGGTTTGAGCTGATTTCCGTATTCCAGTCCGGGTCATTAAACACCGGCACCTGAGCCGACACCATGGCATTAAACTGGTCCACCTGGCCATTAAACTGGCCACCGGCACGCACGCGCAGCGCTACCCGTTTTTGGCCGTTATAGTCTGCCAGATCCGGCTGAAAGGTTTTGAGCTGGGCCCAGTTAATACTGCTGACCTTGCTGCTGCTGGTTTCATCGGCGCTAACGCGCTGCGCCTGCACTTCATACTGACCACTGGCCACCACCTGGCGTTTACTCCAGCGCAAAGGCGTGCGGTCACTGTTGGTTAACACATACTGACCATCAGCTGAATTACCAAAACCCAGCCAGATTGTCTCACCCACCAGCCGGTATTGAATCTTAACCGTCACCGAATGAGCTGCCATGCCATCACTATCGGTCTTGTACAAATAACCGGTCAAATCAAACACCAGCGCGGTGGCATCCAGTGAACTGGTGCGGGTGATCCAGCCGGCTGCCTCATCCAGCGTACCGCCGGTCAGGCTGTCCACATTAGCGGGGAATAAACTCAGCGCACCATCAGCGCCCGACTCTTCAATTTCGTAATCATCAAAATCCGTTAATAAGGTTTCGCCCAGCTTAAAATCAGACAGCAGCACGTCGCCAAGTCCAAAATGAAAAACCATGTTCAGATACTGGTCTTCACCTTCAAATTCCGTGTAACTGGCCGCGCCCAAATCGGGGTAACCGCGGTGCACTCCCAAAGCCAACTGCAGAGGCGAATAAGGCCGCGCCCGATTGCCAGCGCCCTGCAGTGAATAATTAGGGCTGCTGTCACTTTCATCTTCAATTTCGGGGAAGGGAAAGAGCTCATTAATGGCATAGGTACCACCAATGCTAATAAGCACACCATAAACACCACCCACATCACCGGCCCATGCCAGCACAGCAATAGTGAGCACTGTTCGCAATGTCTTAGTTTGCTCAGTTGACATATCACCACCCTGCAGCCGTGGGCGCAGCGTAATTAAGTCACCGGTTTTTAAAAAGGTTGTTGGCCAGTTTTCATCAAGAATTAAGCGACCATTTAAGTAAAGAACAGCATCATCATGAACCACCGCTTGCCGCTCAAAATAATTTGCCAGGCTTTCACCGTCACAAATTGTTGAGTAAGCAAGCTGCCTGCCCTCACCGGTTAACGGGTGCGGCAAATAAACCAGATCCGGCTGACGGTGCAGGCTGCTTGTGCTCATTAATTCCACCGGTAATAGCCCTCAAGTGTTAAGCCCTGTTTAGGTAAATCACAGATTTTATGCAGCACCGTTTGTTTGGCCGAGCGCATGGCGTGCAGCACATAGTCAATGCCATTAATACAGGTAAAAACCCCGACGTGATTCAAGCGGCCACGCCCCATCATGAGCACGGCGCAGCCCTCAACCGGTTGTGCGATCGGTGTCGCCACTTCGGTCTGTGCTGCAATAATCTGCTCACTCAAAGCCCGCACATTACCGGCGCGCGCCTCGGGTATTTTGATCACCGCACCAAACACCTCAAGCTGCACCTTTGCCGCCAGTGCCGCGCAGTCGGCCACCGCGTAAGGCAGGCCCACATATTGCTCAGACCAGTGACTCAGGGCCGCCATTAAAAGATACCCGGTGTCGTGCTTTGGTCATGCACCGCCAGCACCGCTGGTTTATTTAAAATATCGTCAAAACTCAATCGCCCACTCACCACCAGCGGCGTGGCTGAGATACCATCAAGCTGCATGGTCGCCTCCCATTCAATGGTATTAGGGTCTGATCGAAGCACTTCCATAATGCGGCAGCTTGAGCCTTGCCCGCCATTCGATGATTCAAGCCAGCCCATTAATTCTTTACCGACGTTATCAATGCTCAGCGAGGCTTTAGGCAGGCCACCTTGCGGATCATCGGGCAAGGTAATGTCAAACGGCATGGCCACAAACAAATCACCGTTACTGGTCAGGTCTACATTGTCTTTTACCACGCGCACAGGTGTGGTCAGATCAGCATGTGATATCTCTAATAAAATAACAGGGTAATCACGGCTGGCCGTGCGGTTAACGGCTAAATTGCGGCTCTTTGAATACTCTCTAGGCATTAACTGCCCCGGCTATCCAGGCGAAAGCTCACGGCAATATCCACCGTATTGCCTTCGCCTTGATCAAGTGGCCTGGCACTGTACACGCCCTGGTTCATCATCACTTGTTTGGTAGCGCCATCGAGCGGATCATCCCAGTCAAACCAGCCAGCACCCAAACCCAAATCATCACGCCACCAAATTTTAAAAGCCTCAAATTGCGTGCCCGTAAACACATAAGTCACCGTGCGATTAAAACTACCCTGGCTATAAAGTTGCGCTTGTTTGACGCTGCCGCTGTCCATTTGAGTGCGCAGCACGGCCGACTCAGCCTGCTCCTGAAAGCTGTCAAACATCAACGCCTTAAAGGCAGGAAAAACAGCCATTAGCGACCACTCCGATTGAGATTAAATGTTTTTTGAAAACCGCGCGAGATCGGGCCACCCGTTTGCATATCATCCATCACAATGCCCACCACCACATCACTACCGCTACGGCTCACATTTACATCGCTGGCCTGCTTGGCGCCGCCTTTGTTGCTGACCTCGACTTTAATCGTGCCACCATTTTGGCCAGCGATATTGTTACGGTGGCGCGGGTCATTGGCCGTTAGCACCTCTTCACCCAGCTCAAGCACAGTCGGCAATTCATTCGGTCTTAAACCCGCAATGCCTCCCCGGTGATATCGCGGCGCACCGTTAAAAATAGCGGCGGGAAAAGAGTGAGAGACACCACCCACACCCACAACGCCACCGGTATGCGAACTTATACCCGCCACAGCATCCCCCGTTATGCCACCTGTTGCCCCACCTGTTGTGGCCGTGTTAATGCCCAGTGAATTTATAAATGGCTGAACAATAGACTGGTAATACAAAATGCGTAAAATCTGCCTGATCACTGAGTTAGCAAACTCTTTCCACAGATCCTCACCCGTCACCGTCATTTCAGCCATGGCCGCTGCCGCTTCTTTACCCCAGCCCTGCACAGCGGCCGTCAGCTCTTTCCAGACATCGCTTTTCGCCAGATCGTCCAGGTCTTTATCCACCTGATTCATGGCGCGGTTATAGGTTTCCCAGTCAACAGCACCCTCAGTCACTAAATTATTTAAACGATCCATTTCGGCATAAAGTTTTTCAGAGGCAGTGCGCATTTTTTCAAAAAGCGCATTGCCCTCAGTCTGCAGTCTCGCCGCTTCTTTCATTTCATCAATGCGTTTAATAATGGCACCGGCTAGATTCAGCTCATCATTGGCTGCACCCAGCAATTGTAATCGGTGAATTGCAATCGCTTCATTGCTCTGACCAAAGGTGTCCGCTTGTAATTTAAGCGCATCGATAATTTTTTTAATCGAAGTGGCAGCTTTAGGGTCTACCACATCATTATTATTGCTGTTTACATTTTTAAGCGCATCGGCGAGCACTTGACGCTGAGCTTTTAGTTCTTCAATTTGTTGTGATAATTCATCGAGCTGTCTTAGTTCGTCTTCCGTCTCTAAAACATTCGGCGTCGTATTATAAATTTCTTCCATTTTAGACTGAGCGGCTTCGATATTCTGTGCAATCAATTCAAACGCATTTTTAATGTCCACCGATTTCAAATCGCCCATCTTTTGAATTAAGTCGGACACATGAAAAATCGCATCATCAATTTGCTTATTGAACTCAGAGGCATCCGCATCCGTCAGAAAATCACTGACCACCTCAAACAAAGCTGTTTCATTATTAACCAGGTAACGGTAAAAATCGGTTACATGCAGCTTATCATCAACTGCAGAAAGCATGCGACTCCAGGCATTAACAAAACGACTTTCAGAACGCTCAACGGAATCAGGAATATCAGCAAAATCAGCAGCAATGTCAGCGGCCTGACTTTTTAGTGATTCAAAGACATCTTTTGACAAAACCTGGCCATCAACAATTAGCTGCCGTAACTCACCAGTCGTTAAGTTCATGCCCTTGGCAATACGCTTTGCAACCTCAGGTATGTTTTCAAGCAAACTATTGAATTCTTCAGCACGAAAAATTGAGCTTGAAAAACCCTGCGACAGCTGCAGCAAACCCGCCTTTTGATTAGCACTGGCGACACCAGAAATAACACCCAGCTGCTCGACAGAATTAATGACTTTTAAAATCTCTTGATTGGTAGCATCCAATTCAGGAGCCGCACGGCCAATTGACTGAAATAACGCAACACTGGTTTTAACAGTCTGACCATTGCTCTGTGAAATATCATAAAGTTGTTTTGACACACGCACATAATCGCCAGTATCTTTGGTGGCGGTTTTAATACGCACACTTAATACCTTAAAAGCATCGGCCTGCAAAATGAGGCCACGAGCAACCCGTAACGCCACATAAACCTTAGTGACCAGCACTAATTGATTCATGCTTTTTTCGAGCTTCGACACACCGCCGGCTGCTTTCTTACCGTCGGTACCGGTTTTTTTCATCTGACCACCGACGTTTTTTAATTCGCCCACAGCTTGCTTAATGTCAGCCCGAACGCGAATCAAAAACTCTTTGTCGCTTTTTCTGCTCATGCTCTCAGTTTCTTGCTCATGGGGTGTTCTTTGCCGGCAAAGACAATGCTTAAATTATCAAGCTCATCTGCCCTGGTCAGGTTGCGCGATCGCTGTGCATACTTAAAAAACATCAACAATTTTCTCTCGCTGTATTTTTTTAATTGCTCAATATTGTGGCCGTGCTCAATCAGCAGGCTGAACACTTCACCAATGCTTACTGTATTGTTTTGTCCTGCGCTTTTGTTTCTTCCATCATGGCGCGGCTTTTTTCCAGGCTGCGTCTTTGCAGCCTGCTGATAAAAAAACGGCTGTTCACCGTCCAGAATATTAGCAACAGCTGCTGCCCGTCTTCATCACCTAAGCCATCAATAAATTCAGCGCTTTCAATATTCGAGCACATCACAATCAATGCCTTAAAAGTATCGACATAATCAGCAAACACTTTTTCAAGCAGTGATAAGCCCAGACCACCATCAGACGTTTTAAGCAGATCATCAGCCAGTTGATCAATCATCGGTTCAATCAAGCCGGCCACTTTCATGCCGTCAATAAAGCTGATCTCTTTCACACTGACCGTCTGGCCACCAATCAGCAATACTTGCTCATCAAATAATATACCGCCCTCATCGGCGGTTTTATCACTCGAACTCACGCGTCACTTTCTCGCTGGTAACATTGCCTTTGTTCTGAGCTTTTAAACGCGTAGCCTGGTCTTCACGCAGCTCAATCACATCACCTTTGCCACAGTCCACGCCTCGGTGAGTGTGGCCAGCGGTTAACGCAAAGTTAACAAGCTTGGGCTTTTTATCGCCGGAAGTTGGTGCTTTGTTTTCTGCTGTAGGGTCCATAATTAAATACCTTTATTTGTTACAAATTAAAACGCTTTAAAATCAGTCTTGTGTTTTCCATGAATAAAACTGATCACCGGCTGGGCGTAAAGAATCCAGTATGACTTTGCCGGTAATAGGAATCGGCGAGCTGTCATCAGATATCATGCTGAGTGCGCCCGGTGTTAACTTAACCTTGTACAACTCGCAGCGGGTTTGCTTGTTGTTGTCGGCGGTATTAATGCCGGCAAAGACCATATACAACTCATCATTGTTGGGCTCAATTTTGATGTGCTTCTGCGCACCAAAATCATAATCAATCAGCACTGGCGTCGCATCGGTAATGGTGCCGCCACTGATAAACTCGATAAGCCCTGCCTCGGCATGGACAATATAATCAGTCGCTTCAACGTAAGTCGGCGTACCACCTGCGCCGGTCACCACCACAGTACTCACGTTGTTATTTTCAAGTGGTGTAAATTTATCCAGATAAGCCGTGTGCGCTTCATCGGTCACAGAACCCGCCGCCTTAACCGTTACCACACCATGTAAGGCAATGGCTAAATGCTCGGCTTTAATCGAGTCCATGGTGATGGCTAGACCAAAGTCTGAGCGACTGATCCATGACGCCGCCACACCTCGGGCCCCGCTCACATTTTCCAGCTTTTCTTTGGTGTCAATGTTCGGTGTCATATCAACAGCCGAGGCATCACCAATAAACATTAAGCCTTGTGGTTTGCCGTTCACATCTCTTGGAGCCACATAAACCGCCCCCTGGCCTGAAAAATATTTCGATTCAAATGTTTCCATTTTTTAACTACCTCAATTTATAGAATGACCAGGGGATCCGGCCGTTAATTTGACCGCAAGCCAGCCGTAAGGATGGTCCTGTTGCCATGAATTTTGAATATTATCTAAATACAATGTCATGCCTGGCACACCGGCACGCACAAATGTTTTTATATCTTCGGCCATGTCCAGCTCAAAGGCTTCGGTGGTTTCCGGTTTGTCAGTATCAGCCACTTTAAAATGGCAAATCAGCATAAATTCATGAGCGCCTTTGTTCGCAACCTGCCCTTTCTCTCGTGAATACCCGCCTTCACCATTTGAGATCAGCATCAGCACGCCTTTTTTTAAATCGGCATCTTTCTGCTGAGAAGCATGCGGCACATAACTGCGGCTTTTAACATAAGGCTCCAGTGATTGTGCTGACTTTATCGCTTCATAAATCGCGTCCATGCGATCATCCATCCGGGATATGGCAGCGGTGATCACGACTCCAGCTCCCTCACGGCTTTTTTAATGCCACGGTAAATACGTTTTTCACCGGCCGGGCGTTCTTCATCAAAAGCCGGTTGTAAATAAGGCTGAGGGGCGGTGCCTCTGGCGGCTATTGCTCGGGCAATAACAAACGCCAGATCACGCGTATCCATGTGCGGCTGATCCGGTACCACGCGGCGTACCTTAATCCAGTCCTCAATGCTTTCAATCGGTGGCATTTTGCCGCTGGCGGTTTTGTCAGGGCCCCATAAACCGGTGCCATCTTCAACCGCTTCGGCGTAGTCGACACCCGGCGTCACCTCACCACCTAAACCATCAAGCGCCATGGTTGCGAATATTGAATTAGTCAAAACAGACATTGCTTTCGGGGCTTTGCGCCTGGCTGATCGCTGCATCATTAACACGGTGCGAGATACCGGCGGGCCCACATGCTTTTTAAACGTCGGTAATGCATTGCGTAAGGTAAACGGCAATGCACCCGGGTCAACCGTCATTGATAGCCGGCTCATAGCATGGCCTCATACTGCGCTAACAAACTGGCCGCCAGCACAGCTGGTGTGCCCGTTTTGGCCATGCTGACCACTCCTTTACCCAGTGACACCGGCACGCTGGCATGTGATGCGGCTAAATCTTGCATGGCTGCAATCACCGCACGCAATAACAGCAAATCACGGTCACTTTCATCAACCGTGGTATCAATCGCTTTGCTGCCGATCTTATAACTGGCCGTGTAGTAATAAGCATAATCACTGCCAAAATCGACAACCTGTGCTGCAGTCGGGGCCGGGGTAAGCCGTATCTTTTTACCCGTCGCGGTTTTAATGGTGTTTAAGGTGGGGAATGTTTTGGGAAAACCTTTTTCCCATGGCATGCGCTCTTTTAAGGCCGTTTTGCCCCAGTCGGAATACACTGCTTTAATAATCAATGCCGGGGCGTCATAGTCCGACTGGCCCGCAACCAGTGACAATGAATCACTCAGGTTCTGTGGCTTATCACGAGACAGTGCCAACGCGGCAGTATTTAATAAACGGTCTAAATCACTGCGGCCTTCAATATCGAAACTTCCGGCACTCTTACCCAGCATGCCCCTAAGGTCAGTGGATAAATCCGTTTTGCTCATTGTGCCTGGCATTTACGTTTTCACCATAACAACGATAAGGCCTGTAGTAAGGGAGCAACCCGCTGCAAATAATAGATAACCAACATGACCACTAATATTTAATTTAGTATTGTTAATAGCCTGGTTGCTCAACAAAGCCTGAAGCCGTTTTTCAACGCTGATCAGCCACGTTTCATGACGATCTGATTTTTCATCACGACGCTTATTATCCATATCAATCTCAACCAACTTAATCAGTGATTTATTGACTGTTTTTAATTCGTCTTTAACTTCCTGAAAATCATCAGAAAGCCTATCTACTTTTTGTGCGACAACATCTGAAGTCATTATCAATCAGGTCCAATGCTTGTTGTTTTACCTTTTGAAGAAAAACCATCAACCGTACGGCCAGTCATCCAGAGACCAGCCGGCGACAAAAACAAACTAGCAACCTCAAAAGAAGGACCTGAAAATATAATTTTTGAATCAACACTCAAGCCCTTAAATTCAGCATAAGCACGCAGTAACTCAAAAATAATTAAATAAGCGAAAGCAAAATAAACGCCCAGCTTAGCCAGTCCCGGACGAATTCCTGCCATCTTGTCTGTCTGCTGTTCATTTTTCATTATTAAAATCCCTGATATCGGACTGATAATTTTCAACAATAGCAATCAGGCTATCTTTTTCATGCCTCAGCCGGTTATAAGCGTCCTGGCAGTCAAAGGTGATATCAATAAGGGCATCACGGGTAATGGTGGAAGCGGCAAGCTTTTGTTTAGCAGTTTGCCCGGTATATTCAACCGAGGGCAATGACTCTGCACGGGAGCTGTTGAGCAGCTGCACAGTGCCAATATTAAGATTGCACTCATCATGATGGGGCCGAATTCCATTCTTGTTTGCTCGTTCATTACGCGCTACCTCTCGTTTAATTTCTTGCCTGATAGAAGCCGTTTTAATTTCTTTTTGCCGGTGCTGTTCAGCAACGCGATCAACACTGTCATCGACCTTAACCTGGGCGCTCATCGAGCGGTTTAAGCTCGCGTTTTTATCGGCCAGGCATTCATCTTTAGTCAAAGAAAAACCATCAAAAAATAAACCGCCATGAACAGCAACAACAGCCAGAACAATCACCGATAAAATAATATTTTTTAACGTCATGAATAAGCCCTTCTCAACCAGCCATTTATAAAGCGTTCAAAATCAGGCGTTTTTTGTGTAATTAAACGGTAATAACCAGCGGCCTCGCTGCGATAGGCTGCCAGCAATGTCTCACTGCTGGCTGAATTAATCGCCGAAAAAGTAGCCGGGCCAATTTTGCCGTCTTGCTTCAATGCAAAACCACACGACTGCAAGGCACGCTGTAACAAAATAGCCGCTCTTTTAGCGCCCATGTTCACGGTAAAATCAAAAACCTTAGTGGCCACGGCCTGGCTTTTGATTTGATCGTAATGGTTTATATTCCAGAATTTTTCACGGTAGATATCAATCGCGCCATCGAGCGTCAGCGAACGGATATCATCAGCATCCACATCACCATCACCGTCAATGTCATAACCTTGAGCCGTTAAAAAACGCAATGAGATACCATAGCGAGTGGCCCCGCCACGGTCGGCAGGGTCATCAGAAAAACCACCCTCATGCATGAGAGTGGTTTCTATGGCTTGATTGAACTCAGCCATTAGTCAGCAGTATCCTGTTTTGCAATTTCTGCCTTAATCGCATCAACATAAGCAGGGTGATCTGCATAAGTCTCCAGCAAACCGGTCAGACCTTGCGGGTCAAACGTTGGCAGTTCACTGATAAAATCAACCAGCTCACCATTACGACGATCAAACTCAGCCTGTATAACAGCTGCCACGGCCTGATCGTTAGCATGCAAATCAGCCAGCTCACCGAGTTCATCAATCAGTTTGCCAGGTAAAGAGTCAACGAATGAAGCCAGATCGAGTTTATCCAGTTCACTTGATGAGCGTTTCAAAATTTCAGCATCGAGCGCACTTATCACACCAGTACGAGCTTTGCCGTCCTCTTCAGCTTTCTTAAGCTGACGAAGTTCGTCATCACCAAGCTGAGGAATAAAACCAGTAATTTTTGGTACCGATAAATCAAGAAGATCAAGCGCCGATGGTTGATGAGCAGCAGCGGGTTCTTCGGCTTTATAATTAGGAATATCACGCGGGTCAACATCACGAGTGCCACCAGGCATGATGGTGACAGGACCAATATGTTCGGCGTGGTCTTTGTCATTATAAAATGGAACTTTAGGCATAATCGTCTCCAGTAAATTTTAGGGCTGTCTCTTTCCCGTTTAACCAGGAAAGAGACAATCAGTGCTTAAACCGCAGCGCGTGCAGTGGCGCTGTAAGCAATAATCGAAGTCAAACGATTACGGATAGGCACAGGCACTTTAATGGCGCTGTACTCTTCACCGTAGGCCTGTTTCTCGCCCGTTGGTAAGCCATTGCCGTCAACCGCTTCAAAGGGCTGGCCGGTCATAAATGGTTTAGCAACCACATAAGACAAGGTGCCACGCTGCCCCATCACCAGGCGCTCATCACCCAGATCAATGCCGGGGGCGTTTGTCTTCCAGGAACCGACACCTTTCACAATGCCTAAATCACCCGTCGCCGTGGTATCGCTGCCATCACGTTTTGACTGCGCCTCAAACTGGCGAGCATTAGTGACGGTATCCATCAGGATAGGTGACATCAAGTTGAAGTCAGGGCGAACAAAACGATCAGCGTCCATTACTGCCTGTCGAGAGCTAATCGCACGTAACAGACCATTCAAATGTAAATCAAGGTCTGTACCACCGTTATCCAGATCAAACTTCACAACATTGGTTGCGTAGCTATAACTGATGTTATCTGAGCCCGCTGCGTTAGCAGGCGTAACTGGCGCACCGGCTTCATCAACAAACTGGATGTATCCCAGGTTGTAATTTGTTACGCGGTAATAAGTCGCTACTGCTTGAGTGCCCGAGCCGTCATATTCACCAATGGCTACGTCATTCAGTACAACGGTAATCGCGTTTTCAACCGAACCAATCGCACTGCCCTTGATATCAGTCAGTTGATGAGCACGAACAATCGGGAACTGTGCGGTCTTAACAATTGACTTGGCACCATTCAGCTGAGCATCAATCGCCTCGTTTGCAACATCAACTGCACCATAAGAATCAGCCGAGCGCTGCAACTCGTTACAGATACGCGCCACCATTAACTCACGCACCAAACGTGAATTGCTTTCAAGGCTTCGTGCCATCGCATTCCAGTCGATAGCGGCCGACTGTGAAAAATGAATCACTTCATTAGACAACAGCATGGCCAGTTTCATTGGCAGGATATAAGCCAGGTCCATTTCCTGTTTAATGGAGGCACGGTGAATGCCGTTACCTTCATAAACAATGCCGCCATTTTTAACCGCAGACGAATCACGCGTTTCATAAGGGATTTGAGTGGTCGCAGTAGCGCCCGGATCCGTTAAGGTTTGAACCAGCTCAAGCACTCGCAAGTCCGACAAGGCCTCACGAATAACCATGCGCTGTGAACTAACAGGCAGGCTGGTATCAGCGGTACTGGTAGTGCCACCGGCCAGCAGTTTTGATTCTGCCAGCAAACGAGGCGCGTGCATGCTGTCAAAAACAGCCAGCACCTGGTCAACAAAGGCCGGGACTTTTTCAGACAGTTTTAAACGACCATTACTGTGAAGTGATGAGCCACGCAGCCCTTTTAATACGGTTTCATCCAGCGAGCGAATGCCATTAGAGTCATCAACCGACACATGAACAGCACCACTAACAGGGAAGCCAATGCTCGATAATTGTTTTTGAGTGGCCATATTGCTGCCGATGGCAATCTGGGTTTCAGCCAGCTTGGTGATCTGGTCTGCCGTCATATCGGCGGTGATCAAGTCAGCGGCTGATTTAAGCAACTTAATCTGATCCTCAGCCAATGTTTTCAGTGACTCAGCACCGTCGATGGCCTCGTTGAAAAGTTTAACGTTTGCAGCCACGTCGTCCGATAATTTCTTAGTGGCAGCCGCTAGATTATCTGTATGTTCAGCCAGTAGTTTCTGAACAGCTTCGGCATCAAGTCCGCCATCACCAGCAGGAGCATCAAACGATAAATTAATTACAGTATCTTCACCATTTGAACCCAGTTCAGCTAATTGCTTAACTAACTCAGCACCTTGTAATACAAAGCTTTCCATCAGCTCACGGCGCATGTCATCATTCGCCATTGGTGTGCCCACCTTTTCAAATGACTCACATAAAATCTTTATCATTTTTGCTGACAGCTTTAATTCAGCTAATTTTTTCTTTAACTTCTCTAGTAAATGTTTCATTTTCGATATGTCCTCTGACAATAATCTGATGACCTTTTCACTAAAATAAGTAGGCGTATCACCAGAAGTAGATTCGGATAATTGAATGGGGTCCAGGTGTTTGATTACGGGGCGAGTTGTTAGGCCGGCACCTAATAAAGTGGGGCCATGAGATTGACGTTTTTCGTTATCAACATAATCATCATGAAATTCAGCTGACACATAAATAAAGTTTTTATTCTTTATTGCATCAATACCGTAAGCAGATAATTTAACTTCAGCTCTTAGCTTGTGACCGTCAACAAACACCCGTTTAAAGATGGCTGCAGATCCATCCTCGGGCTTGTGAGCCACATCCAGCATAATTGCCTGGCCATAAACATCGGCATCGAAGTTTTTGACCATTGATAACAACATGTCTTTGGTAATTTCAAATTCGCCATAGCGCGGATCATAAAACGTGCCGGTTCGTGTCACTGTGAGAGTGATCGTTTTACCTTCGGCCAGTGATCTCGCATCCACGCGATCACAGATTAATCGTTTAGCGCCTTGGTGCCGTCCAGCCTCCAGGCAATAGATTCGTGCTGTGTTCAAAACCGTACTCCACCTCAGCTAAAAAGCTGATGACTTTCGACGGTTATCAGGATATAAAAAAAACGGCGACAAAATGAGGGGCTAAAAAAGAATATAGAAAAAGGCGCGAATCA